CATAATATCGCTCACCGAAGAGCAGGCAAGCCCGCGCCTTCACGCTCTCGAACGTCTGGGCGATGACCTGTTCAAGGCCAATCAGATTTTGCAATTCAAGGCCGGTGAAGTTCTGGGTATCAAGATAAACGATATAGTCAAGTCAGAGCGCCACATGGCCCGCCACGTCGCGCTAGGCTCTCAAGTCGTCGAGCATTCATCGCCGGTCGCTGCGCCCATTCAACGGCTTAAGACCGTTTCCGCGCACCGCCGGAAGTCATAATCCATGCCGGTTGAATCATCTGCCGACAGATTATTATTTCTTTCGGCGGCGGAGTTTGGCGTGACCGCGACCTATACGCCTGTTTCGGGCGGATCATCGTCATCAGTTGCTGGCATATTCGACAAGGAATATCTGGAAGTAGCTGGCGAAGGCGAGGCGGCTGTTTCAACAACTCATCCAATCTTCGTCTGCCGCTCGGTTGACCTAACAAGCGGCGGGCTGTTCGACGATCAACTAATGATCGATGCCGTCAGCTATAAGGTGAAGGTCATCCGGCCCGACGGCACCGGCATGACAACCATGTTTTTGGAACAGCAATAAATGGCCCATGCCCGCAAGAATATCCGCGATGCTGCGGCGCAATTGCTTGCGGGCCTGACCGCCACAGGCAACCGCGTCTATCCCTCGCGCTATTATCCGGTGGACGAGGCAAGCCTGCCTGCCATCTGCATCTATACGATTTCCGAGGAATCCGACGCCGACAGCATGGGGCCGCGAAAGCTGGTGCGCCGGTTGCAGCTTGCAGTGGAAATTGTCGCTCGCGCTGTTGACACCCTTGACGATACGCTTGATGAAATTGCCGCCGAAGTTGAAGCGGCCATCGGCGCAAATCCGACACTCAATGGTTCCGCAAAGGATTGCATTCTTGGCGGAACCCGCATCGGCCTATCTTCACCTTCAGATCCGGCGGCCAAGCCAACGGGATCGGCTGTTCTCAGCTATTTAGTCACCTACCGCACCCTTGCCGCCAACTCGGCGTTAATATCTTAAAAATCACAGGAGATTTCATATGGCTAATCATCTTGCCGGTTCCGAAGGCGTGGTTAAAATTGGCTCTAACACAATTGCGGAAGTCAGGTCTTGGTCGATTGATCAGCAGGCCGACACCGTTGAAGATACTGTTCTTGGCGACACCTGGAAAACTCACAAATCAAGCCTAAAAAGTTGGTCTGCATCAATTTCCGCTTGGTGGGACGAAACTGACACCAATGGCCAGGCACTAATGATTGTTGGCGCGGAACTTACTCTTAACCTTTATCCAGAAGGGGCCACTGCTGCTGACATATATTATACCGGCAGTGCCATTGTGACAGGCTTCACAAACAAAGGAGAGACTTCCGGCATGGTTGAGGCTGACTTCACTCTTATTGGCAACGGCCAACTTGTTACAGGCGCCGCATAATGGGAAGCCTTGAAAAGGCCAAAGAACATTTTGCCTCACTCGAAATGCAATCAATCGACGTTCCGGAGTGGGACGAGGTTATTCACTGGCGCCCATGGAACATCAACGAACGTCAAAAGGTTTGGGGTGCAGTACGACAATCTGGCCGGGAAACGGAGCTATCCGCGCGGGTTTTGATCGTCAAGGCCCTTGATAAGGATGGTAAGCTGCTATACTCAACTAACGATCTACGAACCCTTTGCTATGATGTTGATTTTTCCGTCGTCGAGCGCATTTCTGCCGCCATAGTCGGGGTACAGTTAAGCGCCGAGGAAATCGAAAAAAACTAAGGGGCGATCCGGAGCGCATGGCTCTGTTCCGGATCGCTGAACTGCTTCACTGCCCCGTCTATTTCTTGAGCGAAATGCCTGTTTCTGAGTTTCAGGAATGGCTGGCATATTTCAAAATCCAGAGTGAAAAAACATGAGCACAAAAGCACGGCTTGGAATAGATATTGTCGGCGTTGACAAGACTCGTGCCGCATTCTCGTCTGCACAGCGATCCTTGGCTGCGTTTGCCAAAACCGCAAAAATGATTACTGCATTTTTGGGCGTCGCTTCGGTCGCCACGATTCTAAAAAAATTTAGCCGGTCAATCATTGATGTAAACAAAAACCTAGAACCAATAAAAAATTCTTTCACTTTGATCGACCGCGCTTGGCAACAGTTTGCTCTCAATGTAGGCAAAGCCGGTGTAAACGAAGCCATGATGCTCTTCAACAAAACCATGGCGCAAATGATCGTCGGGCTTGGCGGGCTGTCCGGCACGATAGGGTCATTCCTCTCCGGGTCGATTAATGGTCTACGCGTTGGACTTCATGGGGCAGGACGAGCGGCGGCATTCCTTTATGATAACATTGAGATATTCAAGAAAGCCCTGATGGGAATTGCGTTCTATGTTGTCATAAAACAAGTTATTGTCATGGCCCGAGGTTTCGTTCTTGCCGTTTCCGCAATCCGAGCTGCTGGCATTGCGACGACATTGTTTGCTATGGCGCAGCGCAGGATGCTCATTTTATGGGTTGTAATCATAGGGCTGACAGCGAAGCTTACCGGATCGTATGACGCACTGAAAGGAAAAGTGGACGAGCTTATTGACGCTGGCGAGAAGCTACTGCCTTTGATTGGTGATCAATTAATTAGCGGGCTTAATAGTCTCGGCTTTGAAACAAAATCATTAACTGTTGGCCTTGATGAATTCGACGGCAAACTTAAAAATCTGCCAAAAACATTCGAGGAGGTAGCAACAGGAATTAAAGCAGGCACTCCTGCACTGGAAGCCTATAAAAAAGCAATGGTGAGTCTTAAGCAGTTTGTCATCGGACTTTCTGATCAAGCAATTGCGGTGGGAAAGACCGAAGGAGCAACCACTCGTTTGGCCCAAAGCCAGTTATTTTATAACAAAATGCAGGAACAGGGCATCTCTCTAACATATGGTCAAAAAGTGGCAGCAGAGGCGTGGCTCGATAAAATTCCAAAAGCCATCGCGGCACTGGAACGGCAGAAGTCTGCACTTCAAACTGCACAGGACGTTGGAGAGGCTTTCAAGTCTACGTTTTCTTCGGCCTTTGCTTCGGTTGTAGACGGAACTTTATCAGTGGCCGCCGCGTTCAAAAGCATGGCAATAAGCCTGCTCAGCACATTGACAAATCTTTTTGCCAACAAAGCCTTTAGCATGTTAATTCAAGGCAGTCCTAGCGATGGTGGAGCCGGAGGACTTGTCGGTGCACTATTTAAGGGACTTGGCGGCATCTCTAATGCTGCGGCATCTCCTATTCCTGGTCCGACCTTCAATGGCCTATACGCCAAGGGCGGTACTCTTGGTGCAGGAAATTGGGGCATTGCGGGCGAAAACGGCCCGGAAGCCATTGTTGGTCCGGCGACGATCATCCCTTCGGTAAGTGGCGGAAACCAAGTTAACGTCACAGTCAAAAACTACGTGGGCGCCCGCGTGGAAACCAGGCAGGATTCGCGCGGCAATCCCATAATCGAACTTCACAAGATGGTTGCGGATGTGGTCGACGGGCGCATTCAAGGCCGCTACGGGGTAAAGCCTGCCCAAGTGCGGCGCTAGATGGTTGCCTGGCCGGGCAGCCTGCCCGCAAAGCCGCTTATTGATTCCCTTGGCGTCCAGACCGACGACAATGTGTTGCGGTTCAAACCCGATGTTGGTCCCGAAATCAGGCGGTCTCGCTATACGGCGGTGTCTGAGCACTTTAGTTTCACGCTCTATCTAACGAAAACCGAACTTGACACGCTCAAGACCTTCTATAAAACCACGCTCGGCAACGGCGTTACGAGCTTTGATTTCACCGATCCTATCACCGGGGCGACAGAAACCTTTTCATTTTCCGCTCCATACGGAATACAGAGCATGGCATCGCCTGATCTTTACTCAGTCACAGTGACCCTTGAAAAAGCAGCGGCCTAACACATGCCACTCCCAACATTCGCCCAGGCTTGGCTGCAAGCCCGGGAAAGCGCCGACGCTGCGTTGCTTCTGCTAACTATCTATCACCCGATGATGGAGACGTTCCGCTTCGTCAATAATCCGGTGGCGCTTGTAAGCCGTGGAGATACATTCGCGGTCTGCTATTTCGAACTCGGAATTCTGCCTGATAACGACAAGTTGCCACGCGCCACGCTCAAATTCCCGAACGTGGATAGGATAATAGGCATTAAGCTGGGCGAGATTGTTGGCCCGCCGCAAATAACCATCGAGGTTGTCTCGTCTGTCTATCTCGACGAGCCGATCATGCGGGCGGCACGGCTGAAACTGCAATCGGTTGAAGTAGACCCACTGGTGCTGACCGGCGAGCTTTCACGGGTTGATGACGGGCAGGAGGCGTGTGGGACCATTCGCGTTGTACCGGCCAAATTTCCTGCGCTGTTTAAGGCGCGCTGATGTGGTGCGATGTTTACGTCGGTATAAGTTTCAAGCGCATGGGCCGGGACGCCACCGGACTTGACTGCTGGGGCCTCACGAGACTTGTCCTTCACGAGCAATCCGGAATCCTGCTGCCAAGCTATTCCGAAGATGATCCTGACGGATGGAGCATCGAGGCCCATGCGGCACCGCACAAGACCGTTACCGATCCCAAGGCGCTCGATGTAGCCATTCTATTTACCGACGTTCGGGCGGGGCTCGGATGGAAACAAGCGCCGGTCCACATAGGAATTTTTGTCGATGCAAAAAATATCATGCATATTGAGGAAGGCATGTGCTCGCGGGTGCAGCCCGCGTCCGAACTCCGCATTCATTCGATTGTTCGCGTGACCTGATGCGCCTCATCTTGGCCTCGCCATTCCTTCCGCCGTTCTATGACGGGATGCTGACGGATCGGAAAACCGTCCAGGCCATATTGCAGGAATCAGGCGACCTCGACTGGTGCGAGGAATTCGTGACGGTGAGGCTCAACGGCGTAACAGTGCCCCGCGCCTGGTGGCCGCTGATGACCCTCAAGCCGGAAGCGGACGGCACATGCGCCTTCATGGTGGTGCCGCAGAAGGGCAATTTGCTGCCGATACTTGCAACGGTTGCCCTTGTGGCACTTACTGCCGGTATCGGAATCTACGGTGTACCTTTTCTTGGGGCTGGCTTTGCCGCCGGTACCACTGGAGCATCTGCTTTAGCCGCCGGCGTGGGCATCGTGGGGCAATTGGCCATCACGGCTCTCACAACTCCAGCATGGTCGCCAAAGGGCGCAGATGAGGCCCGCCAACTCGCCCAAGCTGGCATCGGTCAGAACGTAGTCACGCCCTTTGAAACCCTGCCCACTGTGCATGGACGGATGCGGGTGACGCCCGCGATCATTTCGCCTGCATATACCACGCTTGATTCCGAAG